ACATTACTTCAAGAGACTAATGGGGCTGCGAATGCTGACATAAAGTTAATTAAAGTTAATAATGACTTCTTAAGTGAAGCTATACCGGCGTTAGAAGTTGATTATGAAAACCTGACTTCAAAGTGTGATTCGAACTGGATCTATTTCACATTAGGTGCACCGAATCCGATGCATAAGCGCATACCTTTACGGGAATTTTCTTCAAGTATTTGTCCAAATGCAGACCCAGTTCGGTTTAAAAAATCACGTTGTCGATATTCTGGTGGTGATTCCTCATGCACTGGTACATTCGAGGACTGTTACGCTAAAGGTAACGCAGAAAATTGGGGTGCATTTTTAGGCCTTGATAATGCATCAATGGAAGTCTAATGTTAAACCGATACTTAAACACTATTTTTGAACCTGAAAAAGGGATGCTCCCTTGCTGGTCATTTTGTAGATTTAGCTGTAAAACCCTCGGAATTAGTTTACCAGACTCAGTTTGGCAAATGACTAGATTTGAAAAATGTTCATTACATTCAATAGTTCTATTTCAATTTGAAGGTAATATTTGGCATACTGCTCTTATCTGGCCGGATTGCTTACACATCTTACACGCTATTGAACGACCTTCAGGAGTTTACGTTATAAAAAGTAGATTAGATAAGCGCATTTTAAAATACGTAAAAGGCTATTATGTCTGTTAGTACAAAACCAAAAAGAGTTGAAATAATTGTGTATAAGGACACAGCCGATAAGCCTTTATTCGCTGATTATTTCGTGCGACCTTATCGGCGTGAAACGCTACACGCTGTCTGTAGTAATTACGCGGAGAATTTAGGTTCAAAAGAGATTCTAGTAAATCGTGAGGTAGTTGCCCATGACCTATTACTTAGTACTAATGTTATTCCAGGCGATAAGATTGAAATAACTCCAAGACCTGGATTCATATTTCAAGCTATTGGGTGGATAGCATCAACCATTTGGGCATCAGCGCCCTCACTTCTGCTATCTATGGCTTTTAGTTATCTTGGAGGTATGCTATTCCAGCAGAACTTACCAGAAAGTGACGGGAAACAAGGAACAGGCGAGCAGTCTTTTGGATTTGATACTGCGAATACTCAGGTTGAAGGTATACCGATAGCTGAAGAGTACGGCGAAAATATTCGATATGGTAACATTGCTTCAAGATGGACTAATATCGATGAGAATGGTGACGAGCAACTGTACTTAAAGATTGTTCATTGTGAAGGACCTACAAGTGGTGTAGACTTACAGAAAGTTTATATAAATAACCAACCTGTAGGTAATTTTGCTGATGTAACTGTTACACAGAATTTAGGTACAGATGATCAAACCGCAATGGCGGGGTTTGAAGTTGATAAAGTTGAGATACGAGATAACGCAGAGATTACGAGTGCTGATGGCGCTCAGACTTTTAACTTACCACGAAGTGGGTTTGATGAGATAGAATTCACATTAGGTTTTGATCGTGGAATTTATCACTACGATAAAACCGGTGATCAAGAATCTAGTTACGTCGGTGCTAAGGTTGAGATCGCTGTTGTAGGCAGTGGGTCTTGGACCACGTTAGTTAATGAAAATGTAATACGAAACCAACTCGCTCCGTATTATAAAGAATATTCCACTGAAGATTCTTCGATATCCTTTACTATAAATAGATCTTCACACTATCAGTTACGAGTAACGAAGACTAGCACTGATCGAAATAAATCAAGATACGGTGACGAGGTAAGACTTAGATCTTATCGTGGCGTAATTGACGTAGCGTTTAATCATCCTGGTATCGCGATGATTGGCATTATCGCTAAAGCTTCAGATAGGTTACAGGGCGCCGTACAAGTTAAGTGTGTAAGAGAAGGAAAGATTCTCAGAGTATATAATGGAACTTCTTGGAATTGGGAATACAGTAATCTAAGAGCATGGGTAGTATACAACATGCTAACTCAACCAAGCGTAACTGGTAATGGTAGTTCAATAGCGTACGATGTTGAGTTTTATGAGTTGTTCCAGCCTTCATCTATGAACACCGCATTCTTTTATGAATGGGCACAGTTATGTGCTACTCTAGTAGATGATGGTGACGGAGGAACGACAGAGATATTACCTTGTAATATCATGATTAATCAAAGTTCTGAACTATGGAAAACTTGTTTTCAAATAGCGTCAATTGGGCGTGCAAGATTATATTGGGATGGGCTAGAACTTACTGGTTGGCTTGATCAAGCTTGGGACGGTGATTATGAAATTATAACCGACCAAAACATATTAGCAGACTCTTGGCTTCAAGAATGGACTCAGCCAATAAATAGAGCTGGTACATGCGTCATAGATTATGAAGACGCTGATCGTGGGTATAAGCGTATCAAGTGGCCTATCAGTAATTCTAGTGCAGGTAACTACACAAACAAAATTGATATAATGGGATTAGGAATTAAGAAGCGGGCTTTAGCTACCAGAGTAGCAGCTTTCGCTTTAGGTCGTAATCAGCTTATTAATGAGTTTAATACTTTTGCGATGTATAAAGATGCTTTACTCTACGAGTTAGGAGGTGTTTATAAAATACAACGGACAAAGCCTAACTGGGGCAAAAGTTACCTTGTGTTAGAATCAGATGATTCATCCGGTAGTGAACTTACGTTAGATCGAGATGCTAGTACTGATGATATTGGAAATAAAATTTATATTCGATCTTATGTTCCAAGTTCTGGTCAAGTATTAACTCATGATTACACTATCACAGGCATCACTGGCCCTTTAATTAGCATTGCACCTGCAAGCTTAAGTTATGATGTGAGCTACCGAGACATCGTAACTATCGGGGCTGAGACCGACTTCGTAATACGTAGGATTATTAATAAACAATGGAATTCAGATCATACTTATACTATTGCTGTTGAGAATTACGCTCCTGATTTATTCGATATCGATAGCGTAGCACCAACAGTTGACTACCCGGAGTACACTCCTGCACACACTGAAAATAAGCTCGCTGAGCCTTCATCATTATTTAATGTTCAAACAATGATCGCTAACGCGTTACCTCAACAGCCATCAAGTGACATCCCATGGACTAGCAATTTAACTTGGGACCATACGGGTAGTAGTGGAACAGCGACCTGGGAAGCTACTGATGGAACTAACCCTATTTATTTTAGGTTTAAAGATACAACTTATAACATCACAGCTGATTCAACAGATAAGGAATTTATTTATTGGGACCCAGACTTTACAACTATTTTCAGAACAACGGATGATATTAACGAAGCAATAGCATCCGGTAACTGGTTGATGGCAGTTAATGATAATGATAATGGTGTTGTTCATCCAGCGAATGGAATGCAACTAATTCATGCTGGTGTTTTATTAGCAGGTACGATACGCGCTAGTGCGTATGCAGAGTTGCGACAAACAATGGCTTGGAATGGTAACGATTCGGGAGATGCTGCACACCCAGTAACTTTAGATTTTAAAATTCCATCAGAAACTACAGATATAATTTCTGTAAAGTTATCATTTAAAATAAGGGACTTTAGGGCGTATTCTACTTCTGATGCAGAAGAAGCTTCTTTAACTATGCAGTCGTTTGCAGGACCCGTATTAACTGTTAGTACAAACATATCTGGTTTAACCAGTTATGCTGCACCAAATAATCCACATAATCACAGTATCGCAAGTTCACATACGCATCCAACTACTGACCTTGGACACACACACATAATGCTGGCGCATACACATGGCTTAGTGTTTGGAATTTACGAAGAATCAAACTCCATAACGTTGCATTATAACGTTGATGACGGCAGTGGATACGGTTCATCGTCTGGAGATTATACAGGCGATCAAATTGATATTGATATTACAAGTTTAATTTCTGGCACCGGATGGAAGTCAGTACGGTTTACGGTTGATGACCTCTGTCGTATTACCGCAATTGTTGAAGTTAAAGTAGATATTACAGCGTAGGGTACTATGGATGTTTTAATTTATCTATTAACTGAGGGCGCTTTAGCGTCATATTACAATTTTTTAGAAATACCTATTTGGAGTGTTTCTGATTTAATTTTCAAATCATTACATCTTCTATAATATAACTCTAAGTCGTTACAGGTAAAGTACTTATAATCAATGAAGTAGTGCCTGAGCATAAGTCGTTATAAACAAAGGACTTATGATAGGACACAGGATCGATTCTAAGGCTCTTAAGCCTTCTAGTGTATAATCAATCAAATAACAGTATAAAGTGCCTTAGAGTATAAGTAGTGGCCTGTGGTAAGGTATTAGAGTAGTATTTAAATAACGATTGGAGATTCGCATCATGTACAACGAGATTTATCTGATAGGTGGGGGAGCAAGTCTTCGTGGATTCGATTTTTCTACGCTTCAGCACAAGACTACAATCGCGGTAAACATGGCGGCGCTTGACGTTCCTTCCCCTACGTTTTCAATCACCGCTGATTCTACAATTCTTAAGCGCATACAAGAAGGAGAATTTACCGGGATAAAAACTACATGGGTATTAGTTACTAATCCTGATCATTGTACAATGAAGTTTCGTGATGGTGTGTTTAAAAATATTCACAACGGATACGTGTACAATCCCTTTGTAGTTAATATGATTATAAGAAATGCAGGCGTTGAAGGCTTAGGATTTTCGTTTAGTGATTTTAGAACTGGATACAACAGTGGTTACTGTGCGATGCAGTTAGCAATACTTTTAAAGTATGATGTTATCCACCTGCTTGGTTATGATTTTACACGCACTGACAAAAAGTGCCACTATCATAACAGATATAAGCATGGGATTAGCGAACAGAATTTTAATAAGTACTTAATGTGTTTCATTGAAGCAATTAATGTTTTAAAAAATCATACACACATTAAAGTAATATCACACTCTAAAATAAGTGTATTAAATAACCATATCGAATATCAACCATGGGTTACATTATGAATAAAAAGCTATCAATTTTGATTTGTTCTCTTGTAGAGCGTAAAGAACTGCTAACTAGGTTGCTTAAATGCTTAGAGAAACAGGTAACTGATGAAGTTGAAATCATTACAGAGATCGATAACCATAAAATAACTACCGGACACAAAAGGAATAATTTAATAGTAAGAGCTATAGGTGAGTATGTAGCTTTTATAGATGATGATGATTTAGTCTCTGATGATTATGTTGAAAAAGTTTTGAGTGCTATCGAACTAAACAAAGACTGCTGTAGCTTACAAGGTGAGATCACAATGACACGGGGTACAAAAAAACTAAAGCGAGTGTTTAAACACTCATTAATGTTTAAAGAATGGTATGAGAAGGAACGAGTATACTACCGTTCACCGAATCATCTTAATGCTATTAAGAAGTCTATCGTTGAGCAAGTACCTTATAAAAATATAACTATAGGTGAGGACAAGGATTTTTCTGAGCGTGTTTTACCATTGATTAAAAGTGAAGCGTTGATTCAAGGAATAATATACTATTACTTTGCGAGCTGATATGAAGATTCTATTTAAGTATCCTACAAGATCAAGACCAGAATGGTTTATAAAAACGCTCGGACTATACTACGCGCGTGTTAGTGATAAATGTAACTTCGAGTTTGTAGTTACTTTAAATGACGATGATGAATCTATGAAACAGATGCGTGTTGTTTCGTTAATGAAATCAATAACTAATTTAAACTTTTACTACGGAGATCATCAAGATAAAATCGATGCGTGTAACGCTGATGTTGATAAGTGTAAAGACTGGGACATTTTGATTCTAGTGTCTGACGATATGATCCCAAACAAGCAAGATTTTGATTTAGATATAGTTAAACTAATGCAAGATCACTTTCCAGACACTGACGGGGCTATTCATCTTAATGATGGTAAGTTTGGAAAAAACCGAACTATAACTTTGTCTATAATCGGTCGAAAGTTGTATGAGCGATTCAATTATGTTTATCATCCAAGTTATAGAAGCTTTTACTGTGATAATGAATTCACTGATGTAGTTAAAGCTTTAGGAAAATGCTATTATGATAACCGTGTGCTTATACATCATGATTGGTGCGGAGGCCCTAACTCAAAAGACGCGCTGTACCGTCGTAATTCAGCAATGGGTGATCCTGATAAACAAACGTACTTGACCAGAAAAGCAGCTGGATTTCCAATGGAGATAATGATATGAAGATTTTTATTCTAGCAAGTGGAGACGCTACGCGATGGGGTGGCACTGTAAAACAGCTTCAGCAAGTGCGAGGTACTACAGTGCTGCAGCGCCAGATTGATATGGTGAAAAAGTATGGATATCGATATACTGTATTGTCACATCAGCCGAAGATTAGAAGTATGTGCATCAACCAGTGGGTAGTACCAGAAAATCACGACACACTTTTGAATACAGTTAAGAGTTCAGCGAATCTATGGAAGACACACACAGAAGTAATATTTTTACTGGGCGATGTCATCTTTACGAAGAAATGCTTTCAGACTTGTGTGAAGCAAAACATAAATAAATCATTTCAATTCTACGGTTCGTTTGATGAACAGTTTTGTTTTCGATTTACTGAAATGATGTATGATAAAGTAATTGAAAGTATTGATAATATTTTAGCACAAAGTGCAATTGGATCTGCATGGGAGCTTTACCGATCACTGGTAGGAATTCCAATAGACAAGACTTGGACCGATCAATGGTTCAGGACGTTAATTCAAGATAAAACAGATGACATCGATTATCCAGAAGATTATAACAAGAAAATTAAGTCTGGTTATTTTGATGGTGCGGAGTTTAACCTATGAAGAAAGTGATTAGCTTAGCTGTATTCGATCACAAAAAGCACGTCGGACGTCCTGGGTATTATTGGCAGCACTTGAAGCATTCTGTGTGGGGTTATCTCTGTTTGTTTCCAGACTATGAACTTTGGATTTATCATGATGAAAGTCTTTATAACAACTATTATGGTGGCGTACTTTTACGCTTGGAAAGTGCTGGGTTAGTTAATCTTAAATTCATGGGAACTAATCCAGACATATGCAAAGCTATGATGTGGCGCTTGGAACCGATGTTTGATCCTACAGTTGATTACTTATTTTGTAGGGACGTTGATCATTCGCCGACGCATCGTGAACGTGCAATGCATGAACAGTTTATTGGTTCAGGTAAAACACTGCACTGTATACAAGATAACACATCGCACTCATGCCCAATGCTTGGAGGGTTGATAGGGTTCAAAGCTAAGGATGCAAAGGCCGCGTTAAAATGTAATTCAGTTAATGAATTAATACGTCGTCACGGATATGACAATAAGCTTAATGAACACGGAACAGATCAACAGTTATTAAATGCGCATGTATGGCCTGTATTAAAAAAGCATTCAGCATTTCATTCAGTTAGACATCAGCGACAAGGTGCAGTTGACTTACCGATTGTTAAACCTACTACGGTGATTGATAAGTGTATTCCTTTTATGGGTACTGCAAGATGCGACTGGGATGCTTGGTACACTGAACTAAATAAAGTAGGGCTCAGATGTGCCATAGACAAAATTGATTACGCGGAAAAGGGCGCGTATGTTGTTCAAGATTTTTCACACTTGAATCTTGAAAACGCTTGCATAAATAGGAGACGGGTAATACTCGCGGTTGATGCTAGCATTACTTACTTTTTCTTTATGGGCATTGTAACAATGCTATGGCAGAAGTACATGGGGTTCTGCCCAGTGATTCTTATAGCCGACAGTATCACCAACTGGTTGAATGA